GCCGGTATCATCACCGCCGCCAAGACCGCCACCGCCTATAGCGCCGGGACTAGTCGTACCCCCAGTGGGACCGGGAGTACCCCCGCCAAACTGATCCGATATGGCGTCAAACATTTCCTCAAAGGTTTCATACTCAGGAACTTCCGGTGGCCCGTGTCTGCCGCCGGGTTGCTCGGATTCCTCTGGAGTACCCGGAGTGAATATTTCTTCTTCTTCTTTTCGCCCCTCTGATACTGGTCTATCTGCTTCCGGTGTTGTAGGCCCCGGAAATTCAGAAGGTACTTCTGGTTTATCTGGATCAAATCGTACAAAACCTTCTGGGGCCTCAAATGTTTGCCTACCATTAAGAACAGGAATTTGAATAACTTCACCCGCTTCATTCCTAAAGAAATTAATAGAGGTCGTACCAGCAGAAACTGTACCAAAGGAAGGTAGTGTAGGAGTACCTACAGGAGCAGTTGTGCCTGCAACGGGTAAGGGAGTAGTAGTAGGGTTAACTCCTGCTAGTGTAGTGGGCGTAAAAGAAGTAGGAACAGTTAGATTTGCTGTAGGAGCAGGAGCAAAAGTAGTTGATCCTGTAGTTACAGGCTGTCCCGTAATCTGATTAACGGCAGTAATGGGCGTTGTTTGGGGCTGCTGTAAAAAAGAAGTAGTTGGGATTGTTCCCTGAGTAGCAACAGGGACTACACCGCCGGTTTGAAACGCTGGCATTCCACCGTATCTAGCACTAGGCTCTTCCATTGGCCCAGCTTCGTCTACATACTCTAAGTCAACTACTGAAAAGGGCAAGCCATTAGCATTAAACATGGAATCATTTGGGATTTTAGCCTCATCTGGATTACCAAACTGTCCCATAGCTTCCATCTTTTTATAGCCCATCATGGCTTGATCACGCATTTGCATAAATGCCTCTACGCCATGATAGCGAACTACTTCAGCAGGGATAACCATTTCCCCTTCACTTACATTAGCGGAAATATCGTCACGCACCCCTTCCTGCGTACCTCCAAGAGGAACGGCATTACCGGATTGCGTATCTACACCCCCGCCTTCTTGCAATAGTTCAACATCTTCATCACTATTTTTAAACATTTCCATCTGCTCTTGTATCGCCATTATTTATTCCCCAATATATTTTCCCTTAAATCTTTAAGGTGCTTTAATACTTCAATAGCTCCTTGTGCTTTACACAAAGCTGCATGTTCTTTATCTTGTTCCAAAATTTTATACTGTTGATTAATTAGATAATCTAAATAATTAGTCAAGTTAGTCCACTGACGATTATTATTGAATAATGGGTGGAGCTTGCCCCACAGTTCCTCCTGCTTGTTCATTGCCTGTAAATCCTTGTTCTTGCGGTGCAGGTGCCTGCCCAGTTCCTATAGCTCCATTCCCTGTTCCAGCAGTGTCTTGCGGATTCATACCGGGAGGAACTTGCTGTGGTTGCTGCCCCTGTTGTGGCGGCTGTTGAGGTTGAGTAGCCTGAAACTGTTTAAGAAGCTCTGCCTGTATAGCTGCCTCTTCCATACTATTAGTAACCTTTTCAGGATCAAGCCCCATTGATTTTGCAATTTCAGCAATAATATAATGAAACTTAGCAAACGGAGCAAGAGCCTGATTACTAGCAACACCTAAGAATTGCATCAACCTCTGACTTCTAACTTCATTTGCCATTAAGCTTTCAGTGCCACGCGCCTTGACCTCTAAATCTCCCCTAAGATCGGGATCAAAATCAAACTGCATGTTAAACTGAAAGAAACCTTCACCCAATGGATGTAACAAATAATCGTCAACATTCTTAATAACATTTTTAATTGCGCCGGAAGCCGCACTCATTAACATACTAATGCCACTTGCCGTTCTACCTGTCCCCGCTACACCCGTTTGTCCATGAGCAAAGGAAGGAAAGCCAGTACTCTCATCCGAAAGCTGTCTAGCCTTATCAAATAACTGTAAATTTTCATTCGAGACATTAGGGAACTTAGTTCCAAAAATAGCCTGTCCCGGTGCACCACCTTGGCGTCTAAATACTTTACCGGGATAAACAGATAAATCCTGCCCCGGTACTAAATTAGTTTCGTCAACCTCTATAATTAAATTTCCTGACAATACCGCATTGTCTACAGACATACGCATAAAGCCATTCATAAGAGCTTGCGTATCATCCATATTTTCTGCAATGCCTACACCAAAGAAACTATAAGGATTTAATTCATAAGGAACAGCCATGTAAGGAATACGTACAGGTTTAAATGGGTTTATAACTAACCTGATTATTTTATCCTGACACAGCCATATATTTGCCTGTACCTGATCAGCATCTTCAAATTCTTTAGGTAGGTCTACATCTTCAGAATCAAGATAATCTTTATCTAAAATACCCCAGTATTCTAGTACCTCAAATCTATCAACATCGTGATGAACCTCATAGTCAGCTAAGTCATCTTCCCACGATTCCTTAGTATAATGCTCACCTAATTCAACACATTCCTCAATTACCTTTTCCCTAAAAAAGGGCCTACGTTTTAGATTTCGTAGCTGCGTCCTACTCAACTTATGGCGCTCTACTACGTACTGAGCTTCGTCCATATTATTCGCATCTGGATCAGGATAGAAATTCCAGACACTAACATGATTTAGTTGGGGGATTACTTTAATTTTAGGAATATAGTCGCCTGTCTCACTCCAATCGGGGTATTCTTTATTTACTGCAAATGGTCCTTTAATGACACCAGTTCCAAACAAAGCCATCTCAAATGCTGTACTGCGAAGATGTTTGGATGCATTGCTTTCTTCAAGCTGATCCATAATCTTTTTTTCCATCCTCTTAGCAGCTACCATAGCGGGGCTGAAAGTGGCTGAAGAAGGAGTACGTCCTACACCTTCCTTAACATCAATACCTTCTAACTTTTCTTCTAGTGGCCCCAGATTCAAGGTGTTAATAGTTGAGCCGGGAGCTAACTCATTACCATCATCCTTATGCCCATAAGGGCTTTTTAGTTGGTCTGGTTCCTTTGGATCAAAAGTTACATTCTCTGTAACGCCCTCTGGAAGAGTAGTGGGTTCAATACTTAGTGGGAATTTCTGTCCAGCAAATAGTACGTCTACAATTTGACCATAGGCAGCCAGCGTTTTTGTTTTAGTTACCTTAATAAAGACACGAGACTTTTCTGCTTCCGTGAATTGAATATCTTGTCCATACAAGCCGCGATAATTACGATAGGATTTCAGCCACCGCTCTTCGTCTGTGTCCCGAAAATTCTTTGCACGGGAATACCTATCTTGAACAAATCTAACGATAGGAGAATTGGTATAGATATCTTCTTCGTCTGAAGACTTTTTAATATCCTCCATAGCCAGTGCCTGCTCTTCAATTATTACATTGTCTTCTTCTTCGGCCATTTAATTTTCCTTAATACCCAAATGTTGCATCGGCTGGTGTATATCCCTTTGTCAACAAGTTTACGTCAAAATCAAATATATTAAATCTGGGTCGAGACATAATGCCGTATCGTAATGCATCATATAAATGATCTTCTGATTTTGTATCCACATCCTCTGGATTATTCTTATCAAGAGGCAGAGCAGGTAATTGAGATATTGTATTTACGCAGGTATTGAAAAATACCAATCTTGGTTCTTCTGTAAACTCATCTACCTGTAAACGTCTATGTATCTCGTTCTTACCTGATACTCTACTTCCTCTACTTCTATCTGAAGGACGCCACCGACATCCTTTTAAAATCATTTGCTCAGCTAAACTAGGCCCTGTATCTCCCCGTTTATGCCATAAGGAACTATCAAGTACTCCGTATTTAATTGTTCCGTCCGCTTGTTCTATATCTAAAATCATATCTGCTAAATCGGTAGCCAATACTTTAGATACGTATAATTCTCTATAAACAATCAACTGCTCATCAGGAGCGACAGTAAACCAAACTACTCCACTGTATGAACCGTAACCATAATCACATGCCCTAAACTTAATCCAACTAGAAGGTATATCAAACGGCTCAACTACGTGTATAGTTCTATCAAATTCTGTGAAGGCAGCACCTTCTTTAATATCCCAATCACCATTCAATAGTTGGCGTCTTTGTTGTTCTGGTAAGGATAAAAGCATAGCCTCATAATCACCAGATTCTGCCAAATACGGATTATCTATTAAGCTGGCAGGTATAAATTTGCGCTTAAATAGCGGCGCACCTTCTTTAGAATGTCCTTCTGGATAAAGTAGTTCTGTACCTGTTTCTATATCGGTAGCATTAAATGCTCTATTTGGTATAGAAGGGTCAATAAACATTTTCTTTACCCAGCCGTGCCCCCTACCTCCGGGGTTAGTAGTTGCCCTCATATAGATAGGTAAATCGGGGGCAGTGGACCGTAGACGAGATCGCATGTAATTCCATGCAAATGGGGTAGCCCATTGTGTTAACTCGTCAAAGCCTATCCAACTAAAAGCCAGACCCTGATAACGCGCTACATCCTCATCTCTATCCAGATAGGACATCCATAGACGCGCTCCAGAAGGCGCGACCCACTGCATCTTTCTTTCTGACCATTTAATTCCCGGCCAGATTTGTGGATACAGTTCTTGCGACTTAAATATTAACTCCCGCAACTCTTCTGTTGTATGGCGTAATAGTAAGCCGCTAAAGCTGGGATGCCCCATATAACGTAAAGGGTCAGCCAGCATCGCATATGATTTACCACCTCCTGCTGCACCGCCGTATAGTACTTCCCTTTCACTTGCAGCTAGAAATTCAGTTTGTGGCCCTTCATTCGGTTTGAAGATTACATGGTGTATATCTTCTATAGCTTCTTCTTTTTCTATGCGTATTTTACTAAGCTGTTTCTCTTGCGCCGGTTCTTTCTTTTTCGATTTCTTGCGCTTTGAGGATTGCCTTTTCCGCATAGTCTGCCCATCTGCGGAGGCTTGTAGCTTGATCTTTACGCTGTCGCTCATGGGCTAATCTTTTCCTTAATCCTACATGTGAGATATATCTTCCTGTACGAGTACTGAGCCAGTTAGCTATTTCTCTATATGAATACTGCTTTGTATATTTTCTAGCCTGCTCTAGTGCCTCTAATTCCAATACTACAGGTACTAAAACATCCTTATCTTTATCGTCTACACAATAACCAAAAGGAATTGTTCTAGCTATTCTAGGTATCTTTAGCCACTCACCCTCTTCCTTTAAGTCCGTAGGCTGGGGTAATTTCCAGACACCTACTTCTCTAGTCATCATCCGAAGTATTTTTAGCTGGTAGCAACATGATTCCACCAGAACTTTCTACTTGCAACTTCTCAGTTTTAACTAATCCGCTTCTATCCAATAGTTCTTTAGCGGCAGTCATCTTTTCTTTTATGCCCAATTCCGTAGGATCGGTTATACCACCAACCATTGCCATCGCTGCTCTTGGCGCATTACGAGCCATATATAACTGTGTAGCCTCTAGTACTTCATCGCGTAGGCCACGGATAATCTCTGTAGTACTTGTTTTCTCAGAATACCCAGCTATTAATTTAGCCTTTACAACATCGCCGCCAGCATCATCAAATAATGCTGCATGTTTTTCTGTTAAGTTCTTGCTCATTTCTCTATCTTCTTTTCTATCCAATCACAGCAGATAAACTTTAATATACCTTCTGTTGTATATGGACGATAATTAATTAATATTAAATATCCAACTAATACAAAGATAATAGCGGCATATAAAGTGTATGCAGCTTTTAATTTCATTAATTTAAATAGGTGCCATGTCGCATACTATATGCTAAATCAATTGCTCTTTGTTTTACTTGTTCTGCCCACCTAGAGTCCAACATTTCCGTAGCGGCTAAATCAAAATCTCTACGTTCTAAAGCAATCCACATTTTTTTAAATCCACATAATCTAGGTACGCCCATGTTAAATGCCATGTCCATCAATACAGACTGTCTAATAGCATCCAAACGTCTTGCTGTAGGCTTTACTTTAAATAGCTCATTAGTTACCGTATCTATATCAATGCCTAAAAGAAAATAAGCATCCTTCTCTGTAATACCTTCTTCGTAAATCTCATCAAGAGTTTTATCTAATACCTGTAATTCAAATTCGGATAAACCCCTAGTAAGATTTCTACCTATTCCAATAGTATCAATACCTAAACTATCTTGATATACATTAAGTACAACACCTTCGTGTTTCACAAGCTGTTTAATGAGAATATCTCTATTGAATAAAATCATTAGCGTTTTTTCTTTATAGTAGCGCCACTAGGCTTACCTACATATAAGCCAAAGAAAGCTGCCCCTGCACCTACAATAGTAGAGATAAAGGCAGCTTGCGCGTTACTTGGATCGGTTAAGGTCATAAACCAATTTGTAGATTGATAGAATGCATAAATGTATGCTACCATAATTAATCTAGGCACAACACGAAAATTATCAATTACTTCAGCCGTTTTACCATACCACGTAGCTGTAACCTCGCCTGCCTCTGGAACTAAATCAGATACAGATAGCTCATATTCTTTAGATGTTTCGATAACTTTGACTTTTTCATCTGTCATTTATTATTATCCACCTATTATTTTTTAGCAAATACGGAACCGGTTAAAATAGCTCCAAATGCTAAATGAAACAATCCTCCTCCCATAAGAGTAAAGGGGCTATGTTGACCTGTAAGCTTTTTCATCAACTCCATTTGAACCATTGGTTCTGAAGTACTATTAATAATTTCCA